CAGCCAGTATCTGATCCACCACCGCCTAGGTTATAATTACTGGCACCAAAACGCTGTGTAACCATTGGACTAAACACAAAACTATCACTTAGTGCGTTAAACGCAATAGTTGAAATAAAGTATGGTGTGGTTACACGACCAACTTGTACTTCGCCTGATTTATTGCTCAAACCAACATAAGCGTTACGAGCAAACATATTGTCTCCGTTGAAACGACCTTGTTGAGCAGTGTCTGGGCGGAGAAATTGCTCAAGCACGACATTGGCTTTAACGCCATGACCTAGGTCTTCTGAACTACGAATTCCTATATAACTAGTAGTCATTCCACCGCTGCTAATTTGAGTTGGTGCTTTATTATTAGTATGACCAACATATCCATCTACCAAGCCATATAGACTAGTTTGGGCCTGTGCTGCGGTAGCAGCTCCAGCAATCAATGCTGCTAATAAAAGTTTTTTCATCCTTTTTTCCTTTTTAAAATCATATACAAACTTATATAGTTGTAGTTATCTGTTATTGTACATGTAGATAGTATTTAAATCAAGTATAACGGTAAGATATACTACACTATAACTCATTTTGTTGCTAAAAAGCAACAATGTTATAAAAAATATTTTGAATTGACATAAGGTAAATAGTATACTATGCCAAGATTAAGCCTTTGGAAGAACGAAAAGACCAATGATTATCATTTCATGGACAAGGTTATCCGTGAACAATTTCTTGTTGGTGGCACTGCCGTTCTAATCCACAAATATTTGCAGCCAGCGGATCAGGGTGCCAGCAATGATCCAACTAAACCTAATCATAGAGTAGAAAGCAAATTAGACGAAACTAAAATACAAGACTTGCTTCTACTTGAAAACAGAGATCGTATATATGACCCCGATGTCTATGAACTACGTGGCGTTTATAATGTGGGAGATCAAGATTTTGATCTAACACAGTTTGGTTTATTTTTAAGTGCTGATACTATATTTGTAACGTTTCATACCAATGACATGGTGGAACGCATGGGACGCAAGCTCATGGCGGGAGATGTAATCGAGTTACCCCATGTTAGAGATGATTTACTGTTAGATCAAACTAAGCCTGCTATCAATAAATTTTATGTTATACAAGATGCTGCTCGTGCTGCGGAAGGATTTAGTCAAACTTGGTATCCACATATATGGCGCATCAAAGCCAGTCCAATGACAGATGCTCAAGAATATAGAGACATATTGCAGCAAAAAGCAGACAATGGTATAGACACGCTTAAAGATGCCTTAAGCACATATCAGCGTGAGCTGGAAATAAGTAATGCTATTGTAGAGCGTGGTGAGCAACTTGCTCCTACAATATTAGACGACGGTGATAATATCATACAGGATGTTAGTAAGAAATATCAAACAAATGCTGACACTACATATAACCATGGTGAAGCGTTGAACGAAGGTTTAAGTTTTCCATTGCTACCAACTCAGGGAGAATTTTTCCTGCGTACAGACTACAGCCCTCCCACATTGTTTGTATATAGAGGAACACGTTGGCAACGTATGGAAACACCAAATGGTCCCGTTAATTTACGTGATCGCGTGCTTAATGCTGCACCATTTATCAACAACACCGCAACCACTGTAATCGGCAGTGAAGAAATGCCCGAGCGTCAAGCCCTAAGCCAAGTTATTAAACCTAAAACGGACTTTTAATCATGCAATTTTTCTACGACGAACAATTAAGAAGATACCTAGCACAGTTTATGCGTATACTTGGTGGATTCAGTGTAAAAACTGGTAAAGACCGCAACGGACAAGAAACTTATATCCAAGTGCCTGTTCGTTATGGTGATATTAATCGCATGGCTGCTCACATAATGAAAAATCAAAGTGAGAACATGATTAACACTGTGCCGTTTATCAGTTGCTATATCACTGATATGACCATGAGTGCTGAGCGTAGGTCAAACCCCACACATATTAGCTCTCTTCAAGTGTATGAAAAGAAATTTAATTACCAAACAGGTACATACGAAAGTGACACCATTGGGAATTCTTATACTGTTGAAAGATACATGCCTGTTCCCTATGATTTAACAGTTCAGGTTGATATATGGACTAGTAATACTGAACAGAAATTTCAGTTAATGGAACAATTATTAGTTTTGTTTAATCCTAGTATTAATTTAAAGACCAATGATAATCCTTTTGATTGGAGTAATTTAACTTACACAGAATTAGTTAACATTGTTTGGAGTGTTAGACAAGTTCCCATGGGAACAGATGACATCATTGACGTTGCTGCCTTAAATTTCACACTTCCAATATTAATAAATCCCCCTGCTAAAGTTAAACGCCAAACTCTTATACATTCTATACTCAATGAGATACGTCGCCTTAAAGAGAATGAGAAATTCGATTGGTTGCCTAGTGATCCTATACCCAACAAAGAGTGGGTCATAGTAACTTTTGAAAATCAAAAACTACAAGTAAGAATAGATGGTCCACAAGCAATCATACTAAATCAAGCAGGTGGACAGACAACCCCCAGTGGTGATTTGTTAACTTGGGAAGAAGCCTTGCGCCCCTATGGTGAATTAAGATTAGGTATAAGCAATTTACGATTACGCCGTGGGCAAGATCCTGAAGATTACAGTAAAGATATTATAGCAACAATAGATAATGTAGATCACGCTGCGCCCAACATTGCTTATATTACCATAGATGAAGGCAGTTTGCCCAGTGCCACAGAGGGAGCGATTGATGGAATCATTAATCCTGTAAGAACTGCCCCAGGACGTGGCTTACCCGCAGCAGCGACTAACCAACGCTACCTTGTGTTAGAAGATGTACCCAATGTAACAGAATGGGGAGTAACAAATGCAGTTGCAAATGACATTATTCAATATAACGGAAGTGCATGGACGGTTAGTTTTTCAAGTATAAGTAACAATAGTGGCATTGTGCTAAACGCAACAACAGGTGTTCTATATGAATGGCGTCGAGGGCAATGGATTAGTGCAGTGGCTGGTACATATCAAAATGGTTGGTGGAGATTATATTTGTGAAACAATTTAGAGGAGTTGGTGCTATCATTGTAAGTGAACATTCAGGTAAAGTATTAACGGTACTGAGATCGCCCAAAGAAAGCCATCCTAACACATGGACGTTTGCAGGAGGTCGAGCCGAGCACAATGAGTCAACATCCGATACACTAGTTAGAGAACTAAAAGAAGAATTGCAATTAACAAAATTTAAAAAAATATTACCTTTACATAGATATCAAAGTAGAAGTAAAGATTTTATATACGATACATTTATTGTATTGGTTAATAAAGAATTTGTCCCCGTCCTTAATTGGGAAAACAGCGGCTACGCATGGTCTGATATTGAACATTTACCAAGTCCATTACATCCCAAGACAAGACAAATGATGAATTCATCGCGATTGATTGATAAATTTAAGAATTTTTGCATTTGGGTAGATAAGAAAAATGGCAGCAGAGATAATTCAATTTCCAAGGAAACAACCTCTTAAAACAGCAAAGTCAGTTGACTTGTACTACTGCTGGGATTGCAGGCTTAACAATCCTTTACTCAATAGTATCTTTAAACCCGAAACATGTTATGTAGAGCGTTGGTATTTACAAGTTCAACATTTACTTAACAACGAAGAAAATAATCACCCACTGATCAGATTACTGATGTCCATGGAAGATAATACATTAAACTTATTATTATCAGTTACGGAGAAAGACTTAACTGTGCAGCATTACTTTTCAGACAGGGAATATAAGTTAGCGGCGGAAGCAAATATTATTAAACTTAATCGATGGTTGGCAAAGTGGCAATGCTTACTACAATATCGTCAACGTTTCTAAACTCTTTAATACCCAAATGTCCGATTTCTAAACTAGTTTTAACATCAAGCCAAATTGGAATGTTTACTGCACCACACCGTCTAAAAAATTCAATATCTTCACCAGTGTAGCTTCCATTAATATAACCCAGTATAAACCAGGGAAGCGGAACTTCTTTGAATACTTCAGTTCTAATCAAACAAAACCCCAAAGCCATACAGGCAACTTTAATATGGCTGTCAGTTTGCTCATCAAGCCTAATCCAGCTATTCCAGTCATCGATCCGTTCCCATGCAGTGGGTATAATGGGTTCAATACGCTTACTGTACGCTGCACCTACAATGGGTTCATCAAAATTTAATAAATCTAAGACATGCTGCGGATCAAAAACAATATCACTGTCAATAAACATAACATGTGTGGCATGCCATTCCATGGCAGACAGCACCAGTTCATGTCTTTGGTTTGCTATCAGAGTGCCTGGACTTAAAAAAATTCTATGTGCTATATTTTTTTCTGTCAGCACCCTTGCAAGTTCATACAAACAAAATGCACACCTGCTATGCATTTGCTCTCTGGTAGGTATACAAACTGCTATTCTAACGTTGCTCATTCTTTAATTTTTTTCAGTAATAGTTTTTTTGGTTCAGGTGGAGCGGGCGGCTCTGGGTGATCCATTTTGGCTAACTGTGAACTCAGCGTTTCATCATTGAAGTTTTGAGAAATTCCTATCATTTCTTCTGCTTCAAAAGTTGCCCTCTTAATTGTATTTGCTAGTTTAACACAGATTTGTGTAGATTTCGCGTAAAGATCCTCTGGCAGTTTAGCCATCTTTGTCATAGTTTCATATCGAGGCTTACCAAATGTTAAAATTTCAAGAGCTGCAATCTTACCTAAGTGATCTGCCCAATAATCTCTTTCCGTCATTTCCCAGCTATGCAGCGCCGCGGTCATTTCCTGTTCATCTTGGGCTTCAAGGTAATTTTCTAATTTCTGTTTTTCTTCCAGTAAGCAATTACGCTCAAATTTTCTAGTTTCCGATTCCAAGTCGCTGTCAATCTTTCGAATTCTATTGATGACGGTCATAATATGCCTTGAATATCCCGGACCGGGTTGTAAGTCAAAATGCGCTCGTTCAAAATTGCTCAATGACGTATAAGGACATATTTCAAATAATTTTTCTAACTTGCTGGGATTTGTGTTTTCATCAGCCATAAAAATACCTCAAATAATTTGAGGTATTTAGTGAATTGTTTCTTATAATATAAGTGTTTAATATGCGTATGGAGTAAACTGACCGCCAAGGATAATACTGAGTTTAGTTTCTATTCCTGCTAGCCTACCACGATAAGCACCAAGGGTACCACTTAGTGAAATATTCTGACCCGGCGCAGGTGCCACTCCAGTATAGGCCTGTTTAATACGGCCCATTGACATCTCAGAGCCAGTTGCTGGTAAAACTGCCATTTTATAATTCTCCTGATTTAGTATTATTTATCATTTTTATTAAAATAGTTTATTGAACAAATTCAATGTCAACGTAAGAATTACCAGGGAGGAGGAGACCCGTTACTTACATCTTTCCAATTTACTATAGATTCGTCCCAGATGTATATTTTTGTTACCATATGATCTTCGGGAATAGGGATAGGCGCATCCCAAGTGCAAGTTGCTTCATCTAACATCCAGCTTGGAAACGGTTTGGGCGGTATGAAAGCATCTCTACCAGGATCGTATGTATACCCGCATCCTGCATAGTTTTTTCTAAAAGTCTCATTATAGCTTGTCTGTTTCCAATTACTATAACCAAAAGTGTTAATTAAAAAAGTTATACCCAATTCTTCTCGTTCAATGCCGTTGCCATCTAATAATTCATTGTTATGAACTACAACAACATCTATTACCAAATTATTTTCATCTAATTTTGCAAAATGAGCCATGGTTAAATCCACATATCGTTAAATATAAGTTGCTACTAAAACGATACGACGCTTTGTTTTTGAAGGTTTCATTGCGTGGAATCCTGAAAAAGTAACTATAGAATCCTCAGTGGGTTCAAATGTATCAATGATGCTTAGGTCATTTTCATCTAAGATTACTGTTGATCCGCCGGCGTCATTGAAGTATACGATTAGATTATTATGATTAAATTTATGATCATGATGTGGTTCAGATATTACATTTTCCACATAGGGGTCAGCGCAGTTGATATTTGCTCGTGCAAACATTTCTACTTTTAAATCATTTGCTGCAATGATGTCTTTTAACACAGGAAGAAACAATGTTTCCCAATAGCTGGAAGAAATTTTTGTTACATAGTTATCTTTTGGTCTTACCAACAAAGCATGGCTATAGTAAGAAACGTCAACTATTTTACTATCACCGATTAATGGCTGTTGGTTTTGATTGAAAAAGTCATTGTAAGTAGAGCCAGTCTGGTAATACCAAGACAACTCTGAACCGAGGACTAATCTTTTTGCTTCAGCATACCGAGCTGTCAGTGGATTGATTAGTTTTTTAATCAATGATATTCTCCGATTCAATATTTATAATATGACAGAGTTGTATGTGCATAGGTATAGTCTTTATTGAAGTGTAAGTCCAGTTAATCGATCAATTTCTCCTAAATTGCCAACTGGAAATGTGTTAAAACTTATACTGATTCTAGTATAATCGCAAGCTGCTCTGTTTTCTACCATATGTGTCAAACTGCTTGGGAATAATAAAAGCTGCCCTGTAATGCTTTCATACCACCAACTGCTACTGTTGTATATGTTGAAATCACTGGCTGGTATATCAAATTGTCTGTAATCATCTTTGTAAAAGAAAATTTTATCAGTTAAATTATTGGTCTGTATATAAAATACTCCGCTAATAAAACTATTAGGATGTTGATGTTTGTGATGAAATTCATTGCTTTCTGTATAATTACACCAACTCTGGGTAATTCTAAGCATGACATTGTTTTTAGGACTATAAACAGTTTTAAAAAAATCGTTCATACATAAAGTTAAAAAATCTTTTACATCGCACAAAATAGGTATATCTAAGATATGTTCGTTGGCGCTTTTTAAATTACCCATATTCTTAGACTTTTCTAGACTGATAATACAGTTCAATTCTTCGGCTGTAAAATTTCGGCCTAAATCATACATACCAATTGGTATAGGAAATAATCCTTGTATTCTTCCTGTGGGAGGTTTCATATATCAGACTTTGTTTAATATGACCAAGAAACAAAACTATAACGTGTTCCCTTAGTCACCAATGAAACTTGATGTGGGTACAAAAAATTACTGGGAAATATTATAATATCACCTTTTTGAAACTCTATAACTTCGTCGTCAAATAATTTTAATTGCCCACCTTCATAATTATCATTTAGACTTCCTAAAATTGTCAGTATAGGAACGCCTCTTATTTTCCCATCAAACACGCTTCTAATATGGTCACAGTGTTTTTTCATTTCTGTACCTTCGTCATATTTGTTAAAGCGTATTTCCGTATATCCTGTCCAATGATCATACCAGTCAAAATTAATTAATTTATGATAGTTTCTTAGTGCTTCATAACAAATTTGCATTAAAGAAAAATAAGTTGATAATGATGAATCATATCTAACACTTAAATCATTGGCAAACGAAAATTCATCACCGACCCCTGTAGAATACGTATGTTTTGTAAATGTTTTTTCTTTTAATTCATTTACAGTACTATCACATGTTTGATATGGCACAAAGTTTGATAGCCTAATAATATAATCGTTTAAGTTCTTGTTCATTATTTACAGTCTATATTAAAAGAAATAATTAATCTTTGATCGTCAGCGTTGTTTGCTTCTGTATAATGTAATAGTGCAGATGGGAAGAATATAATAGTACCTTCTTGTACACTGGGAGAGAAAACAATATCGTTACCGTTTATCCAATTCTTAAATGGTGCAATAAATTTTGTAGGGGTATGGCTTTTATGATAATTTATATAGCAAACCGCACTGTATCCAACTGCACCGTGTGTATGTGGGCCATGATAATCATGTTTATCTGCCAATTCAAACCAAGCCTTTTTAATACTAGCTTGTTTTATACCTAAAATATTTTGAAATTGATATATTTCATCAGTAAAAATATCTGACACCTTATGTGTATAATCTTGATTATTAAAATAATCAGTTTGAATAAAAATTGATTTAGTTAAATCTTTGGGTATTCCTAATAATTTTTCTTTTTTCATATTCCAATTATTGCATTCTAGTTGCAAAAAAGGAATTTGAAACATATTTTGAATCATTACATTAAACCCAAGTTGCTTAGATTTTGCTTAAAGCTATTACGATTCCAAGTACCATAACTAGCGTTGTCTGCTTCTTCACCCGCTAAAATTGATTTAAATCTAGAATTATTCATTAAGCTAGGTAAGTTTTTTTGCCCCTTTGATTTTGCGAAATCCCAAAATTTTGTATCATAAACAGAGCCGGCAGCGTAATGTAACATAATAACGTTTTGGATTTCTAAAATATCAGTTGCGTATTCTTGATTAATTTGGCTTAAAAACTTATTATTGAACCATAAGTCATAAGCTCTTCTATGGTTTTTATTCATCAAATTAATACTTGTTGCTTCCAATGGTTCTAAAAAGAAACTTGCGTTACCATTGTATGCTACCCTACCTTCATAGTTGGTCTTTCTATAATAGTTCTTAAAACTAAAGGCATTTGTTTGATCGCTAGGTGTCAATTTATAATCTGTAAATATTTGCTTGACATCTTCTTTAACTTCTTCTAGTGTATTAATCGTATTATTATACATATATCCAATACTACAGCGATTGAGTAAAGGAATACCAAACACCCATCCATATGGCCTTGCTAAAGTTAACGTATATTGAAATGTTACACCTTCCCAAAAACACTGTGTAACATAAACGCTATTAACTGGAATATATTCACTTAAATGAAAGTCATCAAAATTTTCAGGTTTACCTGAGCAATCCATAATATAATCGCTGTCAATCATATCATGTGTTACATTTTTTTCAATAATGTTAACTCGTCTTTTGTCTTTATAGTGATTGATAACCCATTCTTGAAGCATGACTGCATTAAAATGGTACCCAACGTTACCTCCTGGGAAGGTATGCACATATTCTTTACCTGGTCCCCAACCTGTTTTTTTAATTCCAGCTTTTAATGTCCCATATATAGACTCTAATTCTTCAATATTAAAATCCATATTAAGATACAAATCTCTAGGAAAATCCAGTGTAGATCCTTCTCCTACTGCTTGGGGTTTAATTTTGTTGTCAAAATACCAATCAATTTCCCAATCACTCCAACGATAAAAGTGACTTGCAGCATAACACCCCGCGGTGCCTCGGCCAATAATAGCAATTTTTTTAGACATATGAATACTTATGTGAAGCTACCGCTATGGATTAGTGGGTTTTATAAAATATCCATCGGTTTTGTATGAGCAGTCTTGCCAACTTAATGTACTTTCATCCCAAGTATATCCAGGATTAGAATAATGATCTGCTGGTTGTATTGGTCTTGGTACCGGTGGTTCATATTTACCTGTTTCAGTATTTAATGTCCAACTAGGGTATGGTTGCTTATCTAAAAACATATCTTTAACTGGGTCATATATTGATCCTATTTTGGCAAAGTTTTTTCTTATTGTACCATTGTAGCTTGTTTGCTTCCAATATACGTGTCTGGTCAATGTTATACAAAATGCTAGCCCTAGTTCTTCTCTTTCAATATTATTGTCATCCAACAACTCACTGTTATCTACAATGATAACATCGATAACGTTATTATTTTCATCTAATTTAGCAAAGTGAGCCATATTACCACCTTATAGAACCTGAACTAGTCCAGGTATATGTTTTATATCCACCTGAATTACTGTAAGTAGGGCTTCCTGTTGTAGCAACTGCATCCGCTGCTGCGTTTCCATATCTTATAATGACTATTCCACTGCCACCTGATTTTGTTGCACCACCACCTCCACCGGTGTTTGTTGTTCCTGGATACCCTGGAGAAGGAGTACAACCACCATCGCCACCTCCACCGCCGCCAGCACCACCTGGACCGGCTGTTCCATCACCTGATCTACAATTGGCACTGCCTCCACCACCGCCTGAATAATATGTACCGGTTACGGTCCATTGTGCGCCACTGCCACCATAACCGCCATTACGAACTCCTTGGCCGTTTTGTCCTGCTTGGCCAGCACCACCGCCGCCTCCACCGCCGCCACCCCAAGCAGTTCCACTTC